GGTACAGGTATTGGCAAGTCTTCTGTGTGTCGAGAACTTGTGTGTCACCTCATCCGATCCGGCAAGAAAGTCGGGCTGCTCATGCTCGAAGAGTCCGTCAAGCGCACCGGACGCAACCTCATGGGCATCCACCTCAATACCCCACCCTACTTTTGGGCAGATCGCGGAATCTCTGGCGAACAGAAGCGTGAGGCGTTTGAGGCGACGGTAGCCAAGGTGGTCCTGTTCGATCACTTCGGCTCGGTTGACCCGGAGAACCTGTTGGCCCGCACCCGGTACATGATCAAGTCGTGCGGATGCGAGTACATCTTCCTCGACCACCTCAGCATCGTGGTGTCGGGGCTGGGAGACGGCGACGAGAGGCGGCTGATCGACAACGCCATGACCTCGCTGCGATCCCTCGTTGAGGAGACGCAGGCGGCCATGTTCGTGGTGTCGCACCTCAGACGGCCCGATGGCGACCGTGGGCACGAAGAGGGCGCGACCACCTCGCTCTCCCAGTTGCGTGGGTCCCACTCGATTGCCCAGTTGGCGGATGCGGTGATCGGCCTTGAGCGTAACCAACAGGGAGAGAACCCCAACGAACTGGATCTCCGTGTCCTGAAGAATAGGTTCACCGGAGACACGGGCATGGCCGGGACGCTGAGGTACTGCAAGGAAACCGGACGTCTTCACGAAGTGCAGATGGAGATCAACGATGAAATCTGATGCGTTTGACCGATCCCCCGCATTCCATGAGTTTCAGATCAAGTTGGCTCAGGAGTTTGAACGGTTTTATGCAGAGATCGACAGAAAGAACCTGACCATCAAGGCGCTTACCGAAGAGCGCGATGAAGTTGTAAGGATGGCTAACAAGTTGACCCGCGAGCGTGACGAGGCGCGGCGGGAGGTATGTGGGTTTCACCACCTTACTGGATTCCTTGCTGGTGACTATGCCAACTCCCGTGGTTGGAACTATCTCAATGACGATAGACACTGGCCAGAGTTTCCACAGTCGGTAACTAACTTCAAGTTGTTCCTTGAAGGTCAAGATAAGATTTTTCTTGAAATTAATGAGCGTCTGCGGAAGGAACTGGAAGAGAGCGAAAGACTGCTTGATGAATATCAGAGAGCAGAGGCAGATAGAACTAGATGGGAGAACCTCAATGACTGACCCCATGGACAAACTTTCACAACTGGACGAAGAGTTGGGATTGCACAACCAGCCGAAGAGCGTCTATCTCATCAGCCACATGGGCGACGATGATGCAGTCGTAGACGCGGCCCGTGTCTCGTTCGACAAGAAGGCCTCGGAGTACACCTTCGAGCAGAACGAGAAGTTGATCAACTACTTGGCGAAGCACGGCCATTGGTCCCCGTTCGCCCATGTCACCCTGAAGTTCCAGATCCGCGCCCCGATCTTCGTGGCACGGCAACTGGCCAAGCATCAGGTGGGACTGGCGTGGAACGAGATCAGCCGACGCTACGTCGATGACAAGGTCACTGCATGGACACCGAAATACCTTCGGCAACGTGCCGAGTCGGTGAAGCAAGGAAGCAGCGAGGAGCCAGTCAAGAATGAGCGTTCAATCATCGATTTCCGCCATGCTGTCGGGGTTTGTCTCAGGACTTACGAGAGCCTGTTGGAAGACGGCGTCTGTCCTGAGCAGGCCCGTGCGGTTCTTCCGCAGGCCGCGTACACCGAATGGGTGTGGACTGGATCGCTCTATGCCTTCTGGCGCGTTGTCTCTCAACGAACTACGAGCCATGCACAACGAGAGACTAAGGCTATCGCTCAGGAAATCGCGAACCATGCCCATTCATGCTTTCCAATTTCATGGCGAGCCCTCGAAAGGAACGGAACATGATCACAAGGTCGATGAAGCGAGTGGTGCTGACCATCATTGAATCCTCGAAAGAGGCTGCCGATGCGTGGAGAAAGACCGCACGGATGAAGACGGCCCAGAGCCGCATCGAGATGACCCACGCCATGGAGAAACTCCAACGAGCCGTCGAACGGCTGGACAGGATGCGAAATGCGGATTAGGAAACTCACGGACGCACAGGTGAGCGAGATACAGGAACTCGCCAAGACCAGCATCAAGAAGACGGAGATCGCCCGTAGGTACGGCATCAGCCCCCAACTGGTGTCCACCGTGATCCGGTATGGGTACACCTCTCGGCCCAACTACCTGAGGAAGGTGCCCGCAGGACAGGAGTTCGGGAGTTGGGAAGCCCTTGCGCGGGAGTACAACGCCAAGTATCCTGAAGACCAACTGACCGCAGCCCGTTTCAAGGAAGTCCACGACATCGCCATCAAGAAGTTGCGCCGAGTGATCGAGGCGAGAGGCTGGACGCTACAGGATCTTGTCTAGGAACTAGACCGAGGAGAACACCATGATCGCTTACTTCGACATCGAAACCAACGACATCCACGATTGGCTGCACCTCACCGACATGAAGAAGGTGCTGTGCATGGCCGTCAGCGTCGATGGGGACCATCCCCAGATCGTCTCCGTCGAGAACGGCCTGACGATTCTCCAGAACGCCGACATGGTTGTGGGCCACAACATCCAATCGTTCGACATCCCGGCTCTTCAGCGGCTCTATCCGAAGTTCTTTCCCAAGAAGATCTTCGACACGCTGGTGGTCGCCCGGCTGCTGTATGCCGACCAGCGTGAGCGGGACTTCCAGACCAAGGACTTCCCCAAGGAACTGATCGGCAGCCAGTCGCTCAAGGCTTGGGGATATCGCATCGGGATGGCCAAGGCGGATGCTCCGGCCTTCACCGAGGACTCCGAGGAACTGCGGAAGTACTGCATTCAGGATGTCCGGGTCACCATGGCCCTGTACGACCACCTGACCAAGCACCCCGCCTACAAGGGTGCCTCGATGGCCGTGTTGATCGAGCATGAGTTCGGCGGGCACATCCGGCTTCAGGAGCGCAACGGCTTCCCCTTCGATGTTCAGGCGGCCCAGCGACTCCATGCCGACCTCCTCAAGGAAAGCCTTGAGATCGAGCAGCGGCTGCAACAGGAGTTCCCGCCCATCGTCACGCCCCGGGTATCGGAGAAGACGGGCAAGAAGTTGAAGCCCAAGACCGAGGTGTTCAACCCGGGCAGCCGTCTACAGATCTCGCAGCGGCTCATGGAGCGGCATGGATGGAAGCCCGTTGAACTCACGCCTGACGGCAAGCCGCGTGTCGATGAGTCGGTCCTGTCCACTCTGCCGTACCCCGAGGCCAAGACCCTAAGTCGCTACCTCACGATCCAGAAGCGTCTGGGTCAGTTGGCGGATGGCGACGAGGCGTGGCTCAAGTTGGTGGCGGCAGATGGGCGCATCCACGGGCGCGTCAACACCAACGGCGCAATCACGGGACGCTGCACCCACCGCAATCCCAACATGGCCCAGATCCCCACCGACAAGGAGTATCGCAGCCTGTTCGTTGCCCCGAAGGGAAAGGTGCTTGTGGGTGTGGACGCCTCGGGTCTGGAACTGCGGTGCCTTGCTCACTACCTCGGACGCTACGACAAGGGCGACTACTCCAAGAAGGTCCTGCTCGGGGACATCCATTGGGAGAACGCGCAGGCATTCGGCCTGACCAAGGATTCGACTCAGGACAAGTCCAACCCGGCCCACAAGGCCGCCCGCAACCAAGCCAAGGGCGCGATCTATGCCCTGATCTACGGTGCGGGCAACGACAAGTTGGGCCTTGTGCTGGGCGGCGACCGCAAGACCGGAATGCGGGCCCGTGCCAACTTCGAGGCGGCGGTGCCTGCATACCTCCGGCTCAAGGAGGACGTTGCCACGGCCATGACCACCAATGGATTCCTGCGTGGGCTCGATGGCCGTCCGCTGTATCCACGGTCTGAACACGCAGCCCTGAACACTCTGTTGCAGTCAGCGGGTGCCGTGGTGATGAAGGCCGCCTGTTGCTACATGTGGTCTTCGTTCCTTGCAGAGCGTCTCGACATCGAACAGGTCGCTGCGGTCCATGACGAATACCAGTTCATCACTTCGCCGGAATCCGCCGAGAGGGCTGGTAAACTTGCCGTATGCGCCATTCAAGAGGCAGGACGAGCGTTCGACTTCCGTTGCCAACTGGACGGCGAGTACCGGGTGGGGGCCAACTGGGCAGAAACACACTGAACGCCTATGCAGCCGGACTCATGGACGGTGAAGGCTGCGTTCGATGGAACAAGTGCGCGGCCATCGAAGTGACCAACAAGCACTACGGCGTTCTGGCGCAGATGCAGGACAGGTGGGGTGGACGGGTTCGGCTCAAGGGTGAGGGTGTCTATGTATGGACCTTGTACGGACGCAAGGCCCTGACCTACCTGTCCTGCATCGCACGGTATTCGATCATCAAGTACCCACAGATCGTTGCCCTGATCGGGGCCGCCCGTAGCCGCCCTGATCTCAGGCATCGGTACATTCAGGAACTCAAGAGGCTCAAGCATGTCTACTCCCATTGAGTACATGGAAACGGACGAACTGATTCAGGAACTCAAGAAGCGTTTCGATGAGATGCTCCTGATCGGCTACAACTGCAAGAAGAAGAACGAGGACAACTACACCATTTGCGCCAAGTCCACAATGCACGGTTCCTACGGGCTCATCGAGGTGTTGAATCGGGCCATCGAAGCGGAGGCTCAAGAATGAAGATCGACACCCTACTGATCGACGGCGACATCCTTGTGTATTCGATCTGCGCGGCCACCGAGTACGTCGCACGGTTCGATGACGAGACTGACGTTGCCTTCAGCAATCCGCAGGAGGCCGTTGCCCTGTGTCTGGAGACGCTGGAACGGTGGCGCAC